GAGACGTGGACACAAGTGCATAAGCGTTATCTGCCTAGCGAGTATCACAGTTTGCATTCAATTATTGATAAGCATTCTGAGAAATTTCATACAATGCCCTCGATTGAGGATCTTAAACTTGAGATTCGTGATTCAAACACTCGTGAGAAGTTGTACGCTGTAGAAGCCGTTAAGGTTGATGCAGAGCCGTATATGCTTCTTCAGTATTTGAAGAACGAGTATACTCAGAAAGAGATCCTAACCTCACTCGAAGATTATGTCGAAAACTCGGTAGCTTTTGAAGATGCCCAGGAATCGGTTGATCACCTTCATCAAATTGTCCTCGACATCGAAGACAAAGTTGATCTGGAGGAGCCACAGGAAAGTATGCAACGTATTGAACTGTTCGAGCCTGAGGAAGATTTAGAGAGATACATACCACTTGGCCTCAACGAAGAGTACGACCTTGATATTCAATTCTCACCTAGAGATTTGGTTATGGTAGGTGGTAAACGAGGTGCGGGCAAGTCGGTTATCTGTGCGAACATTGCCAACAATGTAGTTGAATCTGGAAAGTCGGCTATCTATTTCACTATTGAGATGGATAGTCGTTCTATCTTACAGCGATGCTGTGCTATTGCCACTGAAGTACCTTTTTCACGTCTCCGTACTAAGAATCTTAGTGTTGGTGAGTGGGAGAAAGTTGCAGGGTGGTGGGCTAACCGCTTCGTGAATGGGCAAGAACGCTTGAAAGAATATAAAGAACATAGAGACTTTGAGAAGTTCCATCAGGAGCTAAAGACAACCTGCGAGATCCTCCCGACTCAACAGTTGAACGTAGTTTATGATCCATCTCTCACCTTATCCAAGATTCGAGCAGAGCTTGATAAAAAGGCAAAGGCGATGAATATCGGAGTAGTTATTGTTGATTATATAAATCAAGTAAAGCGTTCAAGCTTACCCTCACGCGGTGGACAGTATGACTGGACAGAGCAAATCGAGGTTAGTAAAGCATTGAAATCAATGGCACAAGAGTATGAATGTACAGTATTTACTCCTTACCAAACAGACGCTAGCGGTGAAGCTCGTTTTGCAAAAGGTATTCTAGATGCGGCGGATGCTGCATATACACTAGAGACCTGGGATCATGAAGATGGTTGTATGACCTTCAATTGTGTCAAGATGCGTTCAGCCGCTATGCGATCTTTCACTTCGGAAGTAGACTGGGAGTCGTTAAAAATCGGCCCAGAGTCTGCTCTGACACCTAAAGAGAAAGACGATTCTTCCCATAAGACCGGTGAAGACGTTCACGATCTCTAAAATAGTTCTTGACTTTTCTCCTCATATTGCGTATAATTATGTTTAATAAATAGGGGAGAAAGCAAATGGCACACACATTCGGCAGTTTACGACATACTACCTCAGGTAGACGACGCAAGCCCTTACCTAAGAAGCGTAAGGCATATATGCCAAAGTTCGAAGCACTCGAAGCCACCGATACCTACCGTAGAGACACTACAGAGTACAAGTCATCAGATGACGGCTCTCATGATACTTCTGCAGGTATTCGCCATACACTAGACTCCAAATATACTATTGCACCTGCATATAACAAGGGTGCGTACCAAGTAATCAGTAAAGACAACATCAAGGACATCGGACGATGAGTAAGAATTATCCAGACAACTGGGTTGTGCTGCAGGTAGCAACAGACGGTGATGCACACCTATATAAAGTACTAGGCGGTTGGTCAGGTTCTTTTGCTTGGGGTAGCAGTTGGAAACTTAATAGTGGTATTGTGAAAGTTGAGGAAAGTGAGCTGTATTGGACTTTCCACGGGGTCTCAGGCAGTCAGTATGTATGCCATAAGAAGGCTTACGGACTAAAGATGAACAATAGCGGTATCTGCAAGCAGATCTTAGAAGAGTTTCCAGATGCAGTAACAATGATGAGTGAAAAAACTGACTGGGCTAACTTAGTATGACAGTAGAAGAATTATTACAACGTAGAGATATATATTTTATACCGAAAGGCGGGGACTACTTAGTTTCCTGTCTAAACCCTGAACACGCAGATAGAAATCCTAGTATGCGTATTGATCAGTTGACTGGCATATTCCAGTGCTTTTCATGCGAGTACAAAGGCAATCTTTTTACGCATTTTGGGGAAAAGGCAAACCAATTACAATTACGACGAGAACTACTAAAACGTAAAATTACAGAGAAGAGGTCAGAAAGTATTGGTTTGTCTTTTCCCAAAAATGTTATGCCATATACAGGCAACTGGCGTGACATCAAGCCTGAAACTTATAAAAGGTTTGAAGCATTTATACATCATGACCCAGATTACGTCGGACGCATTGTATTTCCGGTACGAGACATATCTGGTCGCATTACAGCGTTCAATGGTCGTCATACAACAGGTGGTACACCTAAGTATATGATCTCGCCTGCGGGTGCTAAGATGCCCTTATTCCCAGTAGTAAAACCAATACAGGGAGCAGTTATTCTAGTAGAAGGTATCTTCGACATGATTAACTTGCACGATAAAGGGTTGACTAACGCAGTATGCACGTTTGGCACAAAGAACATCAATGAAGACAAGTTAAGAATGTTGTCTATCCAGGGCGTAGACTCTATAGACATATTCTTTGATGGAGACGACGCAGGACAGGAAGCCTCTAAGTATGTACAAACTATGTGCGAAAATGTAGAACTAGCACATAGAAATATCTGTCTCAAGGACACTGATCCTGGGGCACTAAAAGAGCAAGCAGTAAAAACCTTAAAGAGAAAATTATATGCCTAAAGTTGCATTAGTAGAAACGAAGAAAAGCAAGACCAATTTCCATAACGAATTCGATGAAGCATTCGAGTTCGATCAGTTCCAGCTATGTTCAGATCCTTTCCTCAAGAAAGTCTTGAAGCGAGACTGCGACATTCAAATCAATACAGATGACTATGACTGGGTTATTTTGGTAGGGAGTGATGCTCTTAAATACTTCACACCCATCAACTCTATTACAGAGTACTCAGGAAAAAAGGTAGAAGAGAAATTCCTCCCTATCATTAACCCAGCCATGTTAGCCTTTAAACCAGAAGCACAGCGCACTTGGGACGACTCCAAGCAAAGCATTATCGAGTACATCACTGACAATAAGCAAGACACAGTGATTACAGAGTACAATGCCTGGGGTATTCAGAATACCGCAGAAGCTAATGCCTTCTTCCAAGCTGCCCTCGACTCGCCTACTCCTTATGTCGCACTTGACTCGGAGACTACTGCTCTCTGGCCTCGTGATGGACACATCCTAGGTCTCTCGCTCTCTTATGAACGGGATCGTGGAGCGTACATTGATACAGAGTGCCTAGACGAAGAGTCTGAGCGTCTATTGCAAGCGATCTTTGACAGTAAGACAGTAGTATTTCATAATGCTAAGTTCGATTTGGCATTCTTTGAGTACCACTTTAACTTTAAGTTCCCTAACTTTGAAGATACAATGCTTCTACACTATTTGATTGATGAGAACCCAGGTACTCATGGATTGAAGCAGCTGTCTATGAAGTATACAAAGTATGGTGACTATGAGAAGCCTATGTATGATTGGATTGCTGATTATCGCAAGCAGCATGGTATTCTCAAAAATGAGTTCAATTGGGGCGATATTCCTTTTGACATCATGAAACTCTACGCAGGTATGGATGCTGCGTGTACCTTCTTACTCTATGAGAAGCTAGTAAAGATTAAAGGTAACAAACGCTTGTGTAAGGTATATGATAATATCCTTATCCCAGGATGTAGATTCCTTACAGATATTCAAGATAATGGCGTACCGTTCGATGTAGATCGTCTTGTAAAGTCTCAGTCCCTAATGCAGGAGGAGATTGACCAAGCAGTAGCGAATTTATACAAGAACCCAGCAATCGCTAAGTTTGAGGAAATAAATGGAAAAGATTTTAACCCTAACAGCACTATGCAACTTAGGAGTCTACTTTTTGACTTCTTGGGCCTCACTCCTACTGGAAAGAAGACTGGTACTGGAGCAAACAGCACAGATGCGGAAGTTCTTGGAGAGCTATCAGAGCAGTCTGAGGTCCCAGGACTCATTCTTTCAATACGACAGAAGTCCAAGATTAAGAATACTTATCTGGACAAGATCATACCGCAACTGGATAGAGATAGCAGACTACGTACGGGTTTCAACCTCCATAGTACAACTTCTGGCCGTCTCAGCTCTAGTGGCAAACTTAATATGCAGCAGCTTCCTAGGGACAACCCTATTGTAAAAGGCTGTATCAAAGCTGCTCCAGGACACAAGATTGTTGCAATGGATTTGACAACAGCAGAGGTATATGTTGCTGCAATACTAGCAAAAGATGCGGCATTGATTGACGTCTTCAAGGCGGGTGGTAACTTCCACTCACAGATTGCAAAGAAAGTATTCAAGTTGCCTTGTGAAGCAGATAAAGTAGCAGAACTGTATGGTATGCAGAGACAGGCAGCTAAAGCTGTAACCTTTGGTATTATGTACGGTGCTGGTGCAAACAAGATTAGTGAGCAGGTTACTAAAGATAGTGGTAAGCCTTTTACTAGAAACGAGGCTCAAGAGGTGATCAACGATTACTTTGAAGAGTTCCACAAACTAAAAAGCTGGATCGAAGATAACCAGAAGTTCATCAAACAGAATGGCTTCATTTATAGTTACTTCGGTCGTAAAAGGAGATTACCAAATGTCGCCTCTACAGATTCGGGTATCCAAAGTCATAGCATTAGGTCTGGTCTTAACTTTCTGGTGCAGTCTGCTGCTTCTGATATTAACCTCTTAGGTGCTATCGACATGGGCAGTTGGATCAAAGCTAATAAGAAGAAAGCACGTATCTTCGC